ACAAACTACATATACAGGGAATGGTTCTACAACGAACTATTCATTTACATTTGAATATTTGAAACAAGCTGATGTTAAGGTAACACTTGACACAGTTGCTACAACTGCATTTACATTTGCTAATGCTACAACGCTGTCATTTACTACAGCACCAGCTACTGGTGTAGCTATTCGTATCTTCCGTGATACTACTATCGATACCCTTAGTTCTACTTTCTTTCCTGGCTCCGCCATTAAAGCTGAGGATTTAAACGAAAACTTCACTCAAAACTTATACGTTACACAAGAGTCTGATACTGAAGCTGGTTTAGCCACAGCTACAGCTAATAGTGCTGTTACCACGGCAAATGGTGCTGTGACAACTGCTAACAGTGCAGTGACTACAGCTAACTCAGCTGAAACTAAATCAGATGCAGCAGTTGCAACAGCTAACACAGCTGAAACTAATTCTAATACTGCTGTAGCTACTGCTAACACTGCTAACACAAACTCTACTAATGCTGTTAGTACAGCTAACACTGCAGCTGCGGATGCTACTACCGCAGTTAACACCGCAAACGCTGCAGTTTGGGCAGGAAATAACGCTGTAACTTCTGCAGCTACCGCTAATACAACAGCAGGTAATGCTGTTACTACTGCTAATAGTGCCGTTACTACTGCTAACGGTGCTGTCACTACAGCTAATACGGCACTAGCTAATGCTGCTACTGCTATTACAACTGCTAATGGTGCTGTTACTACAGCTAATTCTACTATTGCAACTGCAGATAGTGCTGTAACGACTGCCAATAGTGCGGTAACAACAGCTAATACAGCTAATACCAATGCTACGGCTGCAGTAAATACAGCTAATGCAGCGGCAGCTACTGTGGCAGCTACTGCATTTTATGCTCCTATTGCAGCACTTGCAAATCTTCCTGGAAGTCCTTCTAATGAAGATAGGGTTGAGGTTGTTAATTCAACAGGAGTTGAGAGTAATAGTTCTGTTTCTGGCGTACCAGCAGGTTTTGTAGGTTCAACTGACTTAACAGTACGACTGCAGTACAACTCATCTACATCTAAATGGGCATGGCAACAGTATTTTGCTGCTGATCCTGAGAATAGGTATTTAACTGAATCTCTTCCTGTTGTAAAAGGTGATAGCACAAATGGTTCAGGTCAGATTACTCTTAACTGTGAGAACAATTCTCATGGTATTAAGATTAAAGGACCACCACATAGTGCAGGTGCTAACTATACGTTAACACTACCTAATAATACTGGAACAACTGGACAAGCACTTACTACTAATGGTAGTGGTGTACTTAGTTTCTCTACAGTTGACTCTGCATTTATCGAAACACCGCAATCAATTACAACAAATAAAGTGATTGCTGCCAACATTAATGCAGGAATGATGGGACCGACAGTTGCCATCAATTCAGGTATATCTATTACTGTCGGAGCTAATTCTCAACTTACTGTACTTAACTAATCATGGCATACGGAAAAATTAAAGCAGATGCAATTATCTATGACAATAGTGGTTCTGATGTAGAAGTCTCTACAGCTGATATTACTAACAAAGCAGGTCTTGCATCACCTACGTTTACTGGTACTCCTGCAGCTCCTACTGCTGCACAAGGTACTAATACAACACAACTAGCTACAACAGCATTTGTTAATGCAGAGATTGCTGCTGATCTTACAGCTGCTATTGGCTCAACTGTTCAAGCATTTGATGCAGACACTGCTAAACGAGATACATCAAATACATTTACAGGTACGAACGTATTTAGTGGTGCATTTGGTGTTACCGATATAGATTGTATTGGTAAATTCTCGGTAGCATCAGAAGCAGTATCTGCACTAGATATTGATCTTTCTCAGAGTAACTATTTTACTAAAACTATTAACGGTAACTCGACGTTTACATTCTCTAATCCAGAAAATAGTGGTGTCGCATGTTCCTTTACCTTAGAACTAACGCACACCTCAGGTACTGTTACTTGGCCTTCGAGCGTTAAGTTTCCTGCTGATACCGCTCCAACGCTTACGGCAGGCAAAACGCATCTTTTTGTTTTTGTAACTGATGATGGTGGTACGCGTTATCGCGGCGCTGCCCTTGCTGATTACGTGAACTGACATGGATCCTATTACACAACAAGCAGTATTAGCTGCAGCAGGCGCAGCAGGCGGAGAGAAAGTTTACGTTGATGATGTTTTTAGTACAACGCTTTATACGGGTAACGATGTAAATGGCAGGCAAGTACCAACGGGTATTGATAATACAGATAAATCTCTTGTTTGGATAAAACAAAGAAATGATACCTATGCTTGTCTATTGTATGACTCTGAGCGTGGTAACGGAACTCATAATCTAAACCCCACTCATAACCTTTCTGAGGGAGGTTACTCATCTCAAGGGATGCAAAGCTTTGATGCTAATGGATTTACGGTAGGCAATCAAAATGCCTTGAATGGATCCTCTAGCAGAAATTATGTGGCCTGGAACTTTAAAGCAGAGCCTGGTTTTTTTGATGTAGTTACTTATACGGGCAATGCCACACTAAGAACTATTCCACATAGCCTAGGTAGCGTGCCGGGTATGATAATTATTAAAGAATATAGTGGCTCTGGTGGATGGACTGTCTATCACAGATCCATAGGAAACGAAAAACAGCTGAGATTAGATATTACTAACGGTCAAGCTGGTACTACGGCATGGAACGACACAACGCCTACCTCTACTCATTTTACAGTTAACTCCGACCAAGATGTTAACGAAAATGGTGAGAATTTTGTCGCCTACATCTTTGCTCACGACGACGCATCGTTTGGCACGGATGGTGATGAAAGCATTATTAAATGTGGGACTTTCACTTCAAGTTCATTTACCACTAATGTTGATATAAATTTAGGTTTTGAGCCACAATTTTTCTTAGTCAAGAAGTCTAGTGGTAGTGGTGATTGGTGGATGATTGATACTATGCGAGGTTTCTGTTCAAATGGGGGCAACGGACCACAAAATAGAGTTATAAGAGCAAATTCTAGTAATCAAGAGGGTGCTGAAGAATACTGGAGACCCACGGCTACGGGTATATCAGGTTTTCCTTCAGGTAGTTCTGCTACTTACATCTACATGGCAATCCGGCGTCCGCATAAGCCGCCTGAAGTTGGGACAGATGTGTTTGCTATTGATACCAGAGGTGGTACAAGTCCTACTCCACCAACATTTAATTCAGGGTTTCCAGTTGACCTTTCCTTGCGAAGAGATTCTACTGCAAACAACTGGCAAACAAGGTCAAGATTGACCGGCGAATCTGCAATGCTTTATACAGACACAAATGCTCCTGTGAATAGTAATACATCATCAACAGTTACGTTTGACCGGATGGATGGAACAGGAACTAACACTGGCGTGGATTCAGCTAATTACTCTTGGATGTTCAAACGTGCCCCAGGTTTCATGGATGTAGTTGCATATAATGGAGACGGAATAACTGGAAGGACTGTTAACCATAACCTTGAAGTTGTTCCTGAGTTTATGATAGTTAAACGTCGTTCAGGTAGTGAAAACTGGTACATTTACCATAAAGATCCTGGGGCAACTAAATCTGCTAATTTTAACTCAAGCCCTTTTGGCAGTAGTGGTGCTTGGAATGACACAACTCCTACAGCTACAACGATTGCTTTACTGGGTGACAATGCTGTTAATGGAAGCGGGGAAACTTACATCGCCTACCTTTTCGCAACCCTACCCGGCATCAGCAAAGTAGGCAGTTACTCTGGAACTGGTAGTGCTCTAAACATTGACTGCGGCTTTACTAATGGTGCAAGGTTTGTATTAATTAAACGAACTGATTCTACTGGCAATTGGTATCTTTTTGATACAGTTCGCGGCATTGTTTCTGGCAATGACTTTGCCATAGCACTTAACTCAAGCTCAGCACAAATAACTGGTGATTATATTGATCCTCTTGCTGCTGGCTTTACAATTAACGGGTCTTACGCTCAATGGAACGAATCCGGTGGTTCTTACATCTTCCTTGCAATCGCTTAAACATAACTAACTATGGAAATTAGAAATCGATCAAATGGTGAGCTGACTACTGTTAGTCAGTTCAAAGCAACACAACCGAATACAAGCTTCCCTAAGCAAATTACAACTGAAATCCTTGATAGTTATGGCTATGATGCTGTACTAAATGGTGCTACAGCTACTGTTACTTCACCTTATGGTGTTAGTATACGTGATGGTGTCGAAGAGATTGATGGTAAGTGGTTTACTAAGTTTATCGCTGGTCCAGTCTTTACCGACACTACAGATAGCGAAGGGAACGTAACTACAGCAGCAGATAACGAAGCTGCATACAAGGCTGGTATTGATGCACAAGCTGCAACGTCTGTACGTGCAGAGCGTGATACAAAACTAACAAATACTGACTGGACCCAACTAGCTGATAGCACTGCTAACTCCACTACTTGGGGTACTTATCGCCAAGCATTACGTGACCTACCTACAGCAGAAGGTTTTCCACACACTATTACTTGGCCTACTGAACCATCTTAATTATTATGATTACACTTATCCGTCCAATTCTGTTCTCTTTTATCCAATCTCCAAAGGTCAAACGCTTGATTGTTGACCTGCTACGGAAGTTGGCTTCTACAACAGACAATACTGTTGATGACCAAGCTGTTGATTTTATTGAACGTGGGCTATTTGGTGCTGAGTAATGGAGTGGGTTGACCCACCCAAACTACCCTCTCTATTGCTCCCTGAAGCGTTCCAATTACCTATACCTATACTAGAGGTACCACAGGCAGATATACCGTCGTATGAGCCGCTTGTGGTGCCTCCTAACGTACTTAGACCGCCACCAGGGATAGAGGGTATAAATATAGATCCTCCACCACAAGATACAGAGAATCAACAACAAACAAACAATCCAACATTAGCTAAACCAGCTATACCACCTGAAGCTCAGATCATTGAGATCCCATTTACGGACATTGAAGTCCCAATGCCGACGACAACGATCATGACTACTGCAGCAACTACAGCATTTATTTCTGTAGCTGCCACCCTTGCTGCTACATCACTATTTAAATACTTAGTGATGATTATGAAACCAATCATGAAGCAAGCATGGAACAAAATAACAAAAAAGAAGAATCTACAGGAAACCATAAAAACTTCTTAGCAAAGGTAAAAGAAAATACAGAAGATGAATTACAAATCCTTGGAACCTTTGTTCGTCTAGGCGTTGTTATTTGGAGTGGTTTTATTATTACTCTTAACTATGTTGAACTACCAATGATCAAAAAAGGTCAGAGTGGTGGTGACATTACATTTGTTGCTTCTGTGTTTACTGGTGCTCTTGCTACCTTTGGTTTAACTACTTCCAATAATAAATCTAATAACAAATCTCCTGATCCTAAAAAGAAAGAAGAATGAAACGATTACTACTTTTATTGTTTTTAGCTAGTCCAGTATCAGCTCAGGTAACCCCAAACTTCACGCAAGGTTCAATGCAGTCAACAACAACTACCACCATTGATATTGACCGAACCATTGCGACAAATGTATATGGTGGTGCATATTCATCATGGTCTGGAACAAACGTAGTCCCGAGCGGGGACATCGCAGATACCGCTACAACTTATTCAGTCCATACTGCTGGAGATCAATTTCAACTAGAGATTGTAACCAGAGCAGCAGGAAAGATTCAAGACAGCCTAGTAACAGAAACAATCGAACAAGTTACTACTACTACATCCTTATCGGTCTTCTCTCAGTAAGTCCTGCTTACGCTGAAGACCCAAAGGTTCAAAATACATCATCTCCTGTTGCAGCAGCTACAGGTAATGTGACCAATCAGGCGGTGCAGTTCCAGAACACTGGTGCACCGTCTCGGCAATACTTTGCAAGTAATAATAGTTGTAATGGAGCAACCATGCAATTCTCGCCCTTTTATATGGGCAACGATACTATTCCTTACGATAACACAGGGTATGTACGAAGCAATAACTTCGGCGTACAACTGAACTTTTCAGTCCCACTAGATGGTGGCATGATAGAAACCTGTAAAGGTATCGCCCGTAAACACGAGCAAAAGATGCGTCTTGACTACGAGCTAGTCAGAGCACTTAAGTGTACAGAAATTATGAAGTCAGGTTTTACTTTTAGACCTGGCAGTCGTGTCGAAATGCTTTGCCATGACATCGTACCAATCGTATCCCTTAAATAATGGAAGCAATAGTCGCTGCTGTCATTGCTTTAGTAGCAGGTGGCGCAACTCTGAATAACAGATTACACAATCGAATAAATAATGTACATGATCGCATTAGTGGTCTTGACAGACGTATCGACGCTATTGAACTTAGCGTGGCTCAGGACTATGTATCTAAAGCTGATCTATCAACCATGGTTCAGCGTATGGAAGATCATATGGTGCGTATTGAAAACAAACTAGACCAAATTGTCCTCCGAAATAATTAAATGACTTACAACGTAGTAGACCTTCGTACTAAAAAAGTACTTGGTACTTATGAAACTGCTGAACAAGCAGTACGTGCAGAATCACACCTAGTACATGAACCAGGTGAAACATGGTATGCAATTGAAGCACCCGTAGTAAAGAAAACACGAGCCAAGAAGACT